CTTTGCTTTTCCATCCAGCCATCCCCATAAAATACATAGCATTCCCTGCATCTTTAGCTGTAAAGCTAGTTGTACGACCCATTTCCCTTGCCATTGCAGTCATTTCTGCCATTTCCTTTGAATTTGCACTTGATACAGCTTGTGCGTTTTTCATTGCTTGTTCAAAGTCTGCAAATCCTTTTATAGCACTTCCTACTCCAACGCCACCAATTAACGCCGTTGCTGTTACTGCTAATTGTGTAAACTTACTAATAGTACTACTTATAAAAGAACTTATCTTACCATCTAAGCCACTCAATGTTGGACTAGCTTCATCTTTTAGTTTTACAATTGCTTGGTAAGTTCTATTAGAAAACTCTTGTAATTTATTCTTAGTACGAGAAATAGTATTTAATGCTTCTTCACCTTTTGCTTTAATATTTATTATTGTATTATTCTTGAGCTCTCCTAATTTACTTCTAGTTTGAGAAATAACTCTTAATACTGGGTCAGCTTTCATATTCAAACTAATTATTGTAGCCGCAGTCAAATTTTGTACCTTAGCTTTTACTTTATCTACAACTTGACTAACTTTGTCTCTAGCCCTTAATAAAACTTCTCTTTGCCTACTTGTAAGCAAACTATTTACTTTGTTTTTAACTCTATTTACAACACTAGATGCTTTATCTTTTGCATTTATAGTGGTAGATATAGTTCTACCCACTCTTTTTAGGTTGTTGCTAATTCTATTTACAACACTAGATGTTTTATCTTGAGCTTGTATAATTGGATTAGCTTTTATCCTATTCAGTACTTTCATTCTCTTTTCTGTCTGTTTCATGTATCTTTCCATAGCACTTAATTTACTCTTAGTTTGTTCATCTCCTGTAACATCAATAACGACATCAATATGATACATTTCTTTTTTAGCTATTTCTCTCACCTCACTTTCAGTTTAAATTTTATTTATTTTTCATAGCTTTATTTTCTTGTTCTATTTCATGTTGAGTAAAAACTCTAAGAAGCTGTTGAGGTGTTTTCTCTCTTTTTAAAAAGTCCTCTGGAAGAATACTATGTTTAACATATGCGTTGTATAAAATAGTAATCTTCCCACCTCTCTTTATTAGTTTTTTATATCATCATCACTTAATTCTTCATAAAATCCAGACAATTCTAGTACCTCATCACTAATTAATGCGATTTCTCCTGCTAAGAACTTTCTTCTTATAAATTCAACACCACTAGATACATTCATAGAATTAAGAAGTCTTGCATCGCAAAAATTAGGAACTATTGTAGCTTTTTCTATTAGAGCTATATTAAATTCATCTTCCATTAGTTTGCTTTCCCTTCTACCTCTTACCTTAGTAACTTTTGTATATTTTTTTTGCAACGCACTTATCTCTTTTTCTGTTAAAGCCCTAAGCGTAAGTGGTATATCTAATCTTTTTACAAAAATAGTTTTTTCAGGTAATATAGCATCCTCTGTCAATTTCATAATTATATTATCTTCTTGTTGCTTTGCTATTTCCTCTTTAGTAAGCTCTCTTTCTTCTTCTATTCCTTCATTTAAAAATTCTTTATCTAAGTTTGCCATTTTTAACTTCCTCCATTTTTATAGTTTTATTTGAAAAGCTACATATAAAATTAATTACATGTAGCTTAAATTTATTTATTATGCTATTTTATCCACTAGCTCATAACCCTCAAAAGTACCATCTATTTGTATTTCTATATTTTCATCAGCTTTTATACTTGCTAGTTGTATTTTATCTACCATACAATTTTTATATCTAATTCTTTCATATCCAACTAATCCAGGATTTTCTATTTCAGATATTAATTCAAATTTATCAAATCCTCTTTCGATCCATTCAGATGTTGTTTTAAGTACAGTTAAAGAAAAAGTACCTTTTTGAGTAGATGCCTTGTTAAGCTCCCATTTACAACCAATCACTCTAAAGGTTTTCTTATCATTTTCAACCTCAGCTGTAAACTCTGTTCCATATCCTTCTTCTTTCCCATCAACTATTATTTTAGCATTCGAGCCATCTGCAACATTTGCAGCATCTATAATATTTTCATCATATTTTCCCATACTTTATAACCTCCTTTATCCTAAATATCCAGTTCCAAAGATTTTCTTCATTACATCAACCTTGACAGCATCCCATTTCCAATAAAACTCATCTGCTTTAGCAGTTGCTTGAAGCTCTGTATCTATATCAACATTAAATTCAGATATAATACCTTGACTCATTAATTCTTCGAAATATTTCTTTAATGCACATATAACAGTTGTTTGACCTGTTGAATCATTAAATATTTTCCCTACAAATTCCTTTCGCTTCAATGAAGTATCTTTATTTATAGTATTAATAAACATAATATTAGAGATATATCCCATTGCTTCGTTTTTATCATCTACATATTTCTTAAATGTGTTTACATCATCAACTATAATCACGTCTCCATCATCAAAATCAAGTATTAGTGTACCTGACTTCAAACACTCTTTGATTTCACTTTGACTTAATCTTGGTTCTACTTCTTCAAATATAGTCTTGGCATTGCATATGCTTCCTGTTATACCTTTGCTTACTGCTAATGCTCCTATATAAACAGCTACTTCACTAGGTGTATATTTTACACCTTCATAATAAGCTGAACTTCCAATGTTAATTATATTTTCATCATTGAAACTTTTTGATTTATCATTTATCTGTTTTATATTATCCTCTTTTTTCCCACCTAGAAAAAGTAGTATATCTTTTCCTAGCTCCTTATTTTTAGCCACCCAAGCTTTTGTCGTTTCTTGCAATGCTTCATCAGCCACACCGTCGAGTGTAAAGCCATCAAAACTATATCTTTCAAATTCTTCCAATGCTTTTAGATAAGATTCATTTGTTATAGATGTGCAACCATCATTACCACCCTCAAGTGCTACATTTACTAAATTTGCTAGTGTTGTGTCGCTATCAGCTACTTTAGTTGCAACCACATATTCATTATCTAAATTTGAGTTTATTTCTAATACTATTTCATCTATAGTCCCTTTGACACTTGAACTAAATAATTGTTTAGTTCCTTCAAAGAATATAAAGTCTTTTTTATCTGCATCTACTAGATTAGATTTTATTGTTACATTAAAATTTCTGCTAGTTGGATACTTAGTTTCTAACTTAATTACATCTTTTGCACTATTCTCTGTAGTATCTTTTAGAGTTAATGCACCCTTCTTTTGATTTCCATCTACAAGCCTATATAAAAGTAATTCCTTTACATTCCCTAATAAAGCTAATTTACCCAGTTTGTAAGCTGAATAGTTAATATCATCACCAAATAGAGTTTTAAGCTGTCTCAAATCATTTTTTATTGTTACAACTTTTCCAACTTCTCCCCAATTAGCCTTAACTGGTATTGCTAATCTACCCTTTAATCCTGTGTTTGTAGATTTTTCTGCTTGTGTTTTAAATCTGTTATAAAAACCAGGTATTTCTTTTTTTTCTTTCTCATTCCATGTACCAGTTGCCATTTTACTTCACCTCTCTTTCTAAGAAATCTTTTATTAATTTCTCAAACTCTGATTTTGTAAGTTCTTCTTTCTTACAATTAAATAAAGCACCTGCAACTACTTCTTTCTTGTAGCCAAGTGCTTCACTATTTTCTATAAAATCACTTTTTAAATATTTTTCTTCCTGCTTACTTACATTAATCTTTTTATTATTTGTTTCAGCCAATCCTTGCACCTCCTATTTTAAATTTCCATTACCATAAATTTTATCCATAGTAGGACCTTCTCTTTTTATCTTTCCTATCATTTTAAACACAGCTGTTAATTGTCCAGTTGTAAACATATCTGATTCCCTATCCTCAACTACACTAACAAGAGTTAAATACATATTCTTATCTTCTCTAAGCCTTACTCTCTTATCTATTATTAAACTTGTTTCTAATGCTTCAAGAAGCTTAACTATTTCATCTTTATTTTTACTGACAACATGGCATTTCATAGTTTTATTAATCTCAATTAGATGATAGTTGATTCTTTTGTTTTCAACATTTGTAGTTCGCCACAAACAGCATGGAGCTATAAAGTTTTTCTTCCAATTGTCCTTATAACTCTCAACTCCTAATAAATCTTTTGTGTACTTAGATAGAGCTTCTACCCATCTATCACTAGTTGCATCTTCTTTATCTTCTAAAGCTATTACACTAAACCTTATACCTCTTGCTATAGCATCCCATTCCTCAACGACAATATCATTTTCACTTGTACCTTTATAAATGCAAGTAAAAGCTTCATTTTCAGATTCATCAACTATAGTATTCATGTCTAAGACTTCAACAACTTGTTTAGTCAATTTATCTAATTTCTTGAACGTTGTTCTGCCTTCATAAATCCATATTTCTATACTTCTTTCAAAACCTATCGTTTCTCCGTTGTCATTGTCTTGTCCTTGTACAACTACCATATAGGGCTTTTTAGTATCTTTGTTTGGTACATTAGGTTCATAACAACCTTTTAATTCTTTTATATTATCTATTAAAGCTTTTCTTATTCCTACCCTCATTTAATCACTCCAATATCTAAAAATCATATTACCTATTTTGCCTATATTTTTATCAATAGTTGGTTTTATAATAGGCATTGCTTTTGTACCAGGATGTTGAACTGATTTTACAGGATGTGAAGCACCTCTCCAGTATAAAGCTTGAGCTGATTTTGGAGTAATAACATGTGGTTTTGAACCTTCTTCAAGTATTCCTCCATATTCTGCACCATGCGATAATCTAATAATGAAATTATTTCCTCCTCCAAGAGTTTTAGCATTTAAACTTTGTCTTGCATGTGATGTTCTGTCTGTCCAACTTGCATTTGCTTTAGCTTCACCTTCTAGCATTGCACTTGCACTCATACAAAGTACAAACATACCTGCTTTTTTTCTATTTATATCATTTATTGCATTTGTGAAAGCACTCATTTTAATCAATCCTTTCAAGTGAACATTGATACCCACAAAGTTCTCCTTTTACAATTTGAGGATATACATTAACTATTTTCATTCTCCCATATATGCACTCAAACTCCAAAGAATCTCTACTGTTAACATCTAAGACAACATCATCACTTACTAACATTCCATATGTTCTAATAGAACTAAAAGTACCTTGCTTTTCACTTGATATTTGTTTCTCTGCTGTCTTTTCATTAAATATTCTAACAACACATTTTATCTCTGTTTCAGTTTCTTCAAAAGCTCCATCTATTTCAGTTTTTTTAATATTAGTTATAGTAATATTGGTAGGGTTCATATTAATAGTTCTTATTATGTCTTTTCTTCTTCTATCAATATTTATCATATTTCAAATTCTGTGCTAATTCCTAACATAAAACTTCCCTTTTCTTTTTTGTTAGTACACATATCCTTGAATTTCTCTGCATTTTGATAAGCTACAGATACTAGGTCCTTTATACTAGAGCTTTTATATGTTTCTTGACCCACTTTATACTCATACATTTCCCCTACTGTATTTTCATATTGTAAAGATTTTAATACCCATCCTTGAGAAGCTGCACAGTAAATACAGTCTGCTTCTTCTAAAAACAAGTTTAATTCTTCATCTGTGAATGATTTTTTATCTTTATCATTTAATAATAGCCTTAATTTTTCTATTAAATCACCAGTTGGTGTCATATATTATCACCTCATAAAAATAACACTCTTATGAGTGTTTTATCTAAAACTTATTTCTTGTACATTTTCTTCTACTGCTGCAAAAGCACCTCTATAACAATGACCTACAATTTGGTTTTCTACTAACTTACTTAAATCAGCATTTCCAACCTCCGTTGTTAAATCTCTTTTTATTAACTCTTTAAATCCTCGCTTAGGTCTTACCAAATATCCTTTGCCTGGTGTAACACCTTTGTAAGAATATGTTTTTTTACCAACAGTAACCTCCCACCCATCATAATAAATTACTGTTGATATATTTTTTATAGATGGATACATACTTCCATTTAATAAATGTCCTCCATTTAACGCCATTTCTATTTCAACTTGGTCAGCACTAGAAGCTATTAATATATTACCTTGTCTTTTTGCTATAACTGTATCTTTTTGTGCTTGCGTTAATGTTCTCCAAATTCCTAGCCATATTGGGTCATTAGCTTCACCTTTAAAAGATGTCTTATTAGAGGCTTTATAATTAAAATTTATTATTGGGCTTAGATGTATGTGGTTTAACAAGGCATTGTAACTCTCGCCAATTGATTTATTTAATATTTCAACACTAAATGTTTGGTTAAAATCCTTCATTTCTTTTGTATACTCAAAACCAGTTGTATAAGTTTGTATCCTTGCAACTGGACCATTTTCTGCATTTATTGTACCAAATTTAATTTCTTCACCTTCTATATGCTCTAGAAATACACAGTTACCTTGTAAAGCCCACTTAGCATCCATAACTTGCGGTAAATTAGAATCTGCTATACTGTCATAGATTGGTTTATATAATAGTTGTACTTGCTCTCTGCCTAGTTCAACATCTAATACAACTTTTCTTAATAACTCTTTTAAATTTGAAGTTGAGCTAAAAGTCATCATTTCACCAAGTGGCTTATTTAACTCCAAGGTTTCCATTTCTCCATTTGATATTTTCTTTGTTACATATTCCATTTCACCATTTACTATAAATGGTATATCTTCTTGTAAAGTTTCTTTTCTTTTTTGTTCCAGCAAATTTTCCTGACTAATTACTTTAAATGCCATATATTTATCACTCCTTTTCTATTGTTGAGGTAATAATATAAACCAAATTACATTATTACTGTCTTTCCCATCTGTTACTCTACCAACTAGCCTATTACTTGTAGATGTAGTAGTAAATTTCTTAGCTGTATTATCCCAATAAATCAATTCTCCTGCCTCAAAAGCTTCTGATGTAACAATATTATCCGTTTCGTATTCAGCTTGCTCTATTTGCAAAGTAACTTCGTCGCCTTTTTCCCCGTCTTGCATAGCAACTCCAAAAAATCCATTTATAAGATAAAATTGTTGTGTTTTAGTGCTTTCGCCATCTGAAAGAATAACTCTTACAGATTTCCCATCACTTATTTTTGCTCTTGTTATCTGTGTTATTGTGCTTGGCGTTGGTTGACCTTTAAATGCCATATAAACATCACTCCTTTATATTCTATTTTTCTTAGTTGTTAAACTTCCATTATTGCTAGAGTTTAATAATCCTGTTGTTGTTGGATTATCTTTATACATATTAGACATTGTATTTTTTACAAACTCATCATTTAATATATTTTCTATTTCTCCTGTTATTGCTTCTTCACTTGAGCCTTCCTCAACATTTAACATTTTCTTAACTAGTGTTTGAGCTATTTCACCTGACACTTTATCTTTAATTACTTTATTAACTATACAGTTCCAAGCTTCCTTTTTCTCATTTTCTAAAGCTTTTGAAGCCTTTTTTGCTACTTCAACTGTGTCCATCTCTCCTACTATTCCAAGCACTTTTTTCACTTCTCTTAATTCTTTTTCTGCTTTTAATGAACTTTTTACATCTTCCATTTCTCCTGTCACAATTTCCTTGGTTAAGCCTATTCCTTGTATGACCTCTGAATATGATATTTCACCAGTTTGCAGTAATCCTTTGACATTTTTTATTAACTCTTTTCCTTCCAATTTGTTTTCCTCTCCTTTCATTTCTCCTTTAGCTTCATAGCTTATTTTCTTTATTACTTCAATTTCTTCGCCTAGATTTATTTTATTTTCAACTATAGTAAATGGTATACTATAAAGCTTACATAATCCATTTTGCTCCAATTCATATATGACAGTATTGTTATCATATCTTATGTTTTGTATATAGAGATATGAATTATTATCATTAATAGAAAACTTAGCTTTTAAAGCTTCTCTTAAATCTACTCTTAAAGCTTCAAAAGTTCCATCTAACTGTTCGCCATTAGGACTCATTTCCATACCTACAATACTCGTTGGCATACCTGGTCTATGTAAAGGAGTCCAATCAATAGATAGTGGTTCATATCCTATAACATTCATTTCGCCTTTAGCACTCTTTTTAAGTTTTGGATAACCAAATATACTAACTTCTTTTATCCTTTTAGTTCTAATCCATCTTTTTAAGTTTGTTGCATCAGCATCAATTAGCCCTCTGAAATAAGCTTTATCTCCTTTCATTTCTGCACCTATCCAATGCGTTACAGGTGGTGCAAATTCAGTTGATATATTTTCAGCTTTTTGATGTCCTAAAAAACCATTAAGAGTATTTTCATTAGTGTAATCTACAATATCTTTCAAACTTTTAACAGTATAATTCCATCCTCTTTTAGATTTTGTAGCTGGTATCTCAACAACTACCTCAAGAGGGTCATTATCTATAGATTTTAAAGCTTCTATGTCTATATCTTTAGCCAAAGGAATATCAGAAGGTTTTATACTAGATATTAACGCATTCATTGAATCCATTTCTCCAGTTATTACATTCATTTAATCACCACCTTTCAATTTAAAAACTCATATTTCCATACACATCTTGATACCACATTTCAAAAGGTACATCATTCATGGGATTTTTAATCCAATTTTTCAACCTTTCAACTAATACATCTAATGGTTGAACTACAGTAAGCATAATACACAAACAATGAGGGTGAAATGGATATGCAGGAGCTTCATTTATAGGATAAACACCTTTACCTAAACCAAAATTATCCTCTCCACATATTTCGTCACATATATCTGTATGAGGATGTGCCATGGACAACATAAATTGAATACCAATAGTTGCAGGATTGATCATTGCAGAAGCTAAAACCCCATCACCATAAGCTGATGTCATTTCAGTTCTTGCCAATCTTAAGGCTTCATAATTTATATTTTGAGGTACTCTATTCCCTATTCTTTTAATCATATTTGGATATTCGTCAACTAAAGTTTTCTTACCTTTTAAAACATATTTGTCTAGCATCTTAGCTGTTTTAACACAGTCTTGACCTTCTGCTACTGCTGTTTGTAATATAACTTTCATATCTTCTCTATACTTCTTACACTTAGACCAAATTCTATCAGATAAAAATAAACCATCCTTAACCCTTGTATAATAAGCTTCTACAGTTTTTATATTAATATCATAGAAAGCTTTTTGTATCATAGTTTTAGTTACTTTAGTTGTTTGAGCTGTCTCAACAGCATTAATTAAAATATTTTTAGAGTAACTAGTAGCTGTTTCAACATTTTTATTTAAGTATTCATCAAAATTAAATACTAGTTGTTCATTTAATATTTTTATTTCTTGTGTTAATTGTTTTAGTATCTGTTTTAACCTAACTTTGTTGAAGTCTGAAAGATTTCCTTTTCTTATTTCTTTTGTAATATTTCTTGTTATATTAATATACATTGTTCTTATTTCATCATCTTGCTTGAGCCTTAAATCTATAAATTTTTTTCTAGCTTCTAATGCCCATTTCTTGTACTCCCCTGCAACAGTTATTAATTCCAAAGTACTTTTATCCATTGTCATTATTATCCTTTATTTTATCTATTTCCTTGTCAATTTCATTTGACTCATCATCTAGACCTTGAGAATCATCTAATCTGTATTTTAACATTTTAGTTTTTATTATCTTTTCTCTTTCTCCAACTATTTCAGGGTCATCACTTATATAATTGCTCATTGTATCTATATACTGAGCTAAAAAGTTTACTGTTGATTCTTCACTAATAAATCCACCCTCTAAAGCTTTATCTAATGCACTACATACCTTTTCTAGTGTTTCAGCTAATTCTTTATCATCACGTGGATTTACTTCATCCCAACCTATAGTCACATCATAAGATGAATATTTCATACCGCTAGAATTAGAACTCATTATTAAAACCATTCTTGCAAGTAATTGCCAGCTATTTGTAAATTGTTCTCTTTTTCTTCTTATCTTATTTACCATAATAGGCATTTGTTCTTTTACAGAAGCTAAAGCACTAGGTGTATGTACTCCAAATATAAACTCGGGTGTTTCAGATACATCTACTATGCAATAAAAAAGAAGCTTTAAAAGCTCCTTAGCATCACCTATAGCTGATTTTACTTCTACAAACTCAGCTTCTTCATCTTTATTTAAGAATAGTATTTCATGTCCATCAAGATTTATTTTTCCACCCTCTTTTGCAAATTTAACTGGGTCTTCAACACCAAAGTTGTGTGCTAAGAAACTTGCAACATCAGTTAATTTCAACTTTAGTTTTGGAGTAGAGTGCATTTTGCTACCTTTTAAAGCATGTAGCATAACATCATGGTAAGCTTTTAAAAGAGGTTCTATTGGTTCTATATCACTTTGCCCATATTTCAATGTTTCATCAGCTTCATTTTTAAAATGTATTATTGGTATAAAGCCCCATACATTAGGCGTTTCCCCTTCTTCTAAACCTTCTATCTTATCACCTTCAACCTCAACAATTCTACTTTCAGCAGTTATTATTTGTTTTACCTTAGCCCTTCTCTTGTTTTCTTCTAAGTCAGTCCATTCATTTTGGCTTTCTAATATATAAGCTATAGGCTCTTTTGTCGTAGGGTCTAATATTATTTCTTTCACTTCTTCAGGTGATATGAAGTTATATATTAATCTAACTTTTTTATCGGGATATAAAGGATTTTCTCTTTCTTCTCTAGTTATCCAAATATAACAATCACCTTGCTTTAAACTATCTGTATGTGTTTTTAACATTTTAGATGTGTTATCTAAAACAAATTCATCTAATATATATTGAGCTTCTTCATCTTCTATTTGAAAATGAGGTACACCCATAAAACCAGTTGTTGAATTGACAATTGGTCTAACAAAACTAGAACCTAATTTATAATTAGCATTTTTATTTTGATACAGTTCTCTTGCTAACTCATAATCTACTCTAGAATCGTCTAATTTATATACGCCAATGTTTCCACTAGACATTCGCATAATTTCTCCTACAGGTCTTTTAAATAGCTTTTTTACATAAGATATTATCCCCATACACTACCCCCTTTCAGTAAAGATAAATCAGTATTGTTATTTTCTGCAAACGAATATATTACTGCATCAGCTCGGTCGGGTGATTCTCCAATTCTTTTTTTCGTTTCCTTTTTACTTTCTATTTGTATTTTCCCTTTTGAATCTACTGTATATTTTCTATTTGATAGTTGTTTAATAAGTTTGTCATCATCGGGAAGCTGTATTATAGCTTCTTTATTTTGTATAAAACTACTTAAATTTGCATCTAATTCCTCCCTCATGTTATCCCACATTTCAGAAGCTTTATTATAGTACTTATCTTTTTCTATAGCACTAGAACCATTTTGAATAGGTATAACTTCATACTTGAGTCTTTCTTGTCTTATAACCTCTTTTAATCTGTCTGTAACACCTGCACCCAAACCATCATCATCCGTTTTTATTTTTACTCTGTTGATTTGATGATACATGCTTTTAAATTTATCAACTGCTCTTAATATATTTCCTACAGTTTCCATTGTGTCTTTTTTAGAATAAGTTAATAAATCAAACACTTTCCCACCTATTCGTGGAGCTATTATAGTTTCATCATCACCATATCTTGCTATATCTGCCCCTACACTTAGTATATAGTCATTAGATATATTCACTTCTCTTATTGTGCTTGTTTCAACAGCTTCTAAAGATATTAAAGAATCACTTTCACCCTTAGGAAATTCTCCAAGAACTCTAACACGCCAAGGGTCAGAACCTTCATGGTACTTTCTTTTTAGCATTTCAATATTATCTTTTGATGTTCTAGGGCTGTCTAAAGAAGATACTTTAAATGTTTTATATAAATCTCTATCCCTATTATGACTATCATAAAATGTTCCACTTGTTCGAGTTGGATTTCCACATAAAAGAAGCTTGTTTTCTGCACCCGATAATGTTCCCAATATAGCTTCCATAATAGGGTCAGCAACTCCTGAAGCTTCATCAACAACAAATAACATGTAATCTTCATGGAAACCTTGCATATTCTCGGGCTTTACTGCTGTTCTAGCTGTAGCCCACCATCTTTCTTCAAAACCTTTCATATACACTTTTGTTTTAGTCCACTCAAGTAACTTCTCAACCTTGCTATTACTTAGCCATTTAGCTATTTCAGCCCATAGTACGTCATATAATTGTTGTCGTGTTGGAGCTGTAGCAACTACTTTCGGAAAAGGTCTAGTGCTTAAATACCATACTGTCGCAATACTTTCTAAGCCAGTTTTACCTACTCCTTGACCACTTCTAATAGATACTTTTGGGTTTTGAGCTAAAGCCATTAAAACATCAGATTGCCACTTATCAGCTTTGAAATTTAACATATCCTCTGCAAACCAAACGGGATTATCCCAATAACAATCTAGTAGTGTTAATAAAGCTTTATTCATTGTTAACACCACGCTTCATTGCAATACTTTGTATAGCTTCAACCCAAGTTTTTGAATCATCTTTATTGTTGTTATCTATTTCTAATTCAAATCTCTTTTTATCCATTTTTAATTTTTGTAATCTTTCTATATTCTTAGCTTTTTCTTTCTGTATCTTAGTTAATTCAGCTTCTAGCTTTTGCACTCTTTCAAATATAGAAACAGCCCTTGTGACAGTTTCCGTCTGTGTCTGTTCATTATCTTTAAGTAAATTACCTTCTATCTTTAAAGTTCTTTTGTCTATGCTTTCTAGCGTAATTTTATCAGCTTTTTCTTCATACTGCTTTATTCTTTTCATATGTCTATGTTCTCTAACTGTAAGTAAACTTATTTCTAATTCAAGTCTGTGTATTTCATCTTTATTTTCACTTTTTATCAATTCAATTTCTTCATCTGTTAAAGTGTTAAAGAATATTTTTTCATATATACCATCTTTTAAAGCATTTTTATTATTCTTTTGACCACCTTTTTTCTTTGTAGTACTACATTTATCTTTTTGTAGTACTACATTCCAATTATCTCTGCATTTCCAGTTGCTTATTGTTTTTTCATTTTCATTTAATAGCTCTGCTATCTCTCTATTTGCAATATTTCCATTATGTTCTTTGAATATATCAAAAGCTTTATTTCTGTTTGGACTTCTAGCCTTTGCCACATCACCACCTCGTTATTCGTTTTTACTTTTTTTATTTATGAAGCTTGTTTATCTACTTTTATTTCCTCTTTATTTCTTGTTAATAAGTAAAAGAATGGAGTGTCTAATAAAGCTAAGAAGAATTTAACAACATATTGACTCATTATCATAGTTATTAGACTTGGTACAGTACCCCAAAATCCAATCGTAATGAAAATAGCTGTGTCTATTAACTGACTCAACATAGTACTAGCATTGTTTCTTAACCACTTATGTTTTCCTCCAAACCTCTCTTTGAGTTTATGAAATATAAATACATCATTTGATTGAGCTAATATATAAGCGGTTAAACTAGCTAATACAAATCTTACATTCTGCCCTAATACTACTTTTAGATTACTGCTATACTCTGTTGCAAAACTTGCACTTGGAAGGGCTATAGCTATTGTAATTAATAAAAGACTAAATAACTGCATTAAAATACCTCTTTTGACTGTTCTGTTAGCTTCTTCTTTGCCCCATATTTCTCCAATTACATCAGTGCATAAAAATGTTAGCGGATATGCAACAACCGCGGCAGGAACTATAAGCCCAAATATATCGATTACCTTTCCTGCTACAATGTTAGAAACCACTAAACTCGTTACAAATACACAATTTAATAATGTTAAATTTCTTTCTGTCTTTTTCAATATCTCACTCCATCCATAAATTTTTGATATTTAACCCACTCACACATGCTGTGAGCTACTAACTTTTTTAAATCTGTTTTCTTATTACCTTCTTTTTCTAACCTTCTTATATGTATATCTTCATCTTTAAATGTATATAATTGTTGTCCAATACTTGCTCCTATAGTCCAACTACTGCTATCAACACTATAAAATTTAAATGATTTTAATATCTTTGTCTTAGTAAACCCTAGCCCATGTACTTTTACATTTCTAGCATAAGCATACTCAACCATTTTTTGTATTAAAGGATACTCTTGTTTTTTTATATCATTTATTGCAAAACCTCCAACTGCAATATATTTATACTCTTTACATAACTTTTTCCAATACTCCACACTTCTTGATTTATGCCAGACAGGAATACATTGTCTACCTACTTCACTTTCTATTTTTTCAGTCCACTTCTCTACCTGCTCTAGACCAAAAATTACATCTACATCAACTTCAAAGAAATATTTTATATTGTAGTCTTTAATAAACTTTATATATCTATCAATATAGTTTTCCATTTCTTCTTGCGAGATTTCTGTACCATTCATAAAAGAAAAAGCTCCCGAATCTAATAAGAAATTCTCATTTCCTACTATACTCATAGCTTCCAAACACGCTTTTTCTTTATTAAAAAAAGTTTCAAGTATATAAAGTGGCTTACACTTCTCTATTGTTTTTTCTTTTAATTCTTTATTCATTCCACTTTTTGTTGCTGCTAAAAATATCCTCATTTTTATATTTCAAACTCCTCATTGCAGTGTGGACATTTCACCATTTTACCTTTTTTCTCTTTTTCTTCTAATTCTTCATCTAATATAAAATCTTCATCACTTATACTTAAATCTTCAAAATCATTAATATTAAAATCGAACTCTTTCATATCAATATTAACTATGTCAGATAATTCATCAACTAATTTATTATAATCCCAACTAGCATATTCATTAGTCTTGTTATCTATTAACCTGTAAGCTTTTATTTGCTCTTCTGTTAGATTCTTTAGAACTATGCAAGGTACTTGTTTAAGTTCTAATTGTTTAGACGCTTCATACCTCGTATGACCTGCTATTATTATGTTATCTTCATCAACTAAAATTGGGTTCGTAAATCCAAATTCATCAATTGATTTAATAACCTTTTCTATTGCTTCATCATTGCGTCTAGGGTTATTTTCATAAGGTTTTATATTTTCTAAATTAAGATAAACAACTTCTCTTTTGTTCAATTTAAGACCTCCTGTTCTAAATTTTTGTATAAAAAAAGACCTAGAAATTAATCTAAGCCTTTTTAATGGGAGATACATATATTATGTCGCAAGTTCTAAGAATCGAACTTAGATTAAACCACTACTTGCATGGTGAGTGAGGTTACCAAGCCCCACTCGGTTTTTAGACTTCTGAATTAAGATACAAAATATAAAATTTTGCCCTCAATTTCTCTACTTTTAGTGTATCCGTAGATTAATATTCGAACATAGTTAGAATTGAACTTACAGCATCCTCATGCCCTGCCTAGTCTGTTCATATAAGCTAGGTGAATCCCTTTACCTAGCCCACATATATTTAGTTTTGAGAGAGAAATATTCATTTCCACAATACTATTATCTCACATTTTAAATTGTAAAATCGGCAGAAAAACGGCAATAAAAAGACCTAGAATTTAATCTAGGTCTTTCATTATATTATTTAACTTTCCATATTCTCTTTCCATTGCTTCAATAGTTACTACCCAATCACGACCAAATTTTTTACAATCAATATTTTCAACTAATTTTCCTGTTGCAACTGCTTTTCTAAGTGTAGAATCTTTCAAATTCCATAATTTTGTTGCTTCTGCAAAGCTATAAATACCTTCAAATCGATTCATAAAATTCCTCCTAATCATTGTTAGAAAATTGAGTTAATAACATAATATAACAAGAGTAATGCTCCAATTAATTTAATAGTGTCATACAGTAATTTCAATAATTCAAATCTTAATGCTCTATACTTATTCATTGTATTTTTAGTGACTATGTTTTATAATTTAGTTAAGAGGGAAGGTGCAACTTCCACTCTTAACGTTTTACTAATGTAGGCTATCTATTACCATTTTGATGACTGCTAATAGTGTGCCAACTTCGAGTACGAGTTCAGTTAATTCTTTTATGAGTTTTCTGAACTCTTTTATTTTCTTAGTCACTTTCTTTTCACCTCCTTTCTATATTTCAATTATATCACGCATACGTGATATTGTCAATAATTTCCATATACTTTTTTTATAAAAAAATAGACAGCTATTAACTGCCTATAAATCTAACATCTTAAATAATGGTTCTTGCTCTATTAGTGCTTTCTTTCCAAACAAGGCTATTGATATTGAACTAATGGCTTGATTAGCTCTTTCTCTTAATTGTCTTTCTTCTAAGTATACTTTATCAACTATTAAACTCCATTCTAAGCCTTCAATATACCTATACCTTATAATTTGTTTATGTATAGGTTTTAAATTGCTTATGGATACATCTATTGTATATTTTAGTGCTTCCATTTCATATAATTCTATCTGCTTTTCTATTATCTTTTCTTCAAGATTAATTAACTCATTTTCAACTTGATTACTTATTGAATTAGTCTTACTTATGGGAATGCTGTCATAGCTTAAACCTTGCATAAAATCACCTAAATGGAACTCTTTGAGATTTTTTATTTGAAGTTTTAGACTTTCAATATTAATATGTAGTTGTTTGTAGTTCTCAAGGTGTTTTTTAGTTGCCATAAAAAACTCCTTTTTAACTTTACTTGCCATAACATCACTCCTATTTATTTAAGCTACCTTTTTCTTATTTTCTTTTCTCTTTTTCTTAAGTTCACTATATTCTATCCAACCATCTACCCCATATTTTTTGCTTTTAGCAATCCATATCAATTTTTTGTCCTGATATTTATAGTCAAAAAGCTTTTTTCTAAGTTCACCCTGCTGTGTACTATACCCTTTCACATCTATATAAACGACTTCACCATTCCATTTGTATATGGCAAAATCAACTGTATATGTAATAGCTCTATAGCTTTTCCCATCTTTTTTAAATTTAGGTTGTAGTTCAAACTTTTGTTGAAGTCCAAAGTCTTTTATTTCTCCATTTTCCTTTTTTTCTTTTAAATATAAATAATACTCTGACTCATCTTTACTATCAAATTTAATTCCATCTATTACAATTTTCTTATTATTGTATTTACTCAATCAAATACTTCCTTTATCACTTAAAGTTACTCATACTTATTAATATCGTTTATAAATTCATAAACCTCATGTACACTATATCCAAACTTTTCAAATCCTTTTACATACCTTCTTATTGAACTTGATATACTTCTACCTACTCTACAATTTTCATATCCTTGCCATAAATTCTCTTTTTCCTCTTGCTTTACCATTTGAGAAACTGCTTTTTGAAACTTATTCATTGCTATTCCCCCATAGTGTTATTGTTTAAAATTAATTTTGCTGTTCTCTATTACTTCTATTAGCCTTTCTCTCACATCTTTTACAACAATAAATTTTTTTAGACTGTTTTGAGATGTAAAATAATTTACCACACCAATTGCAAATTATTCTTTTATTCATAAAACCACTTCTTTCTCATTTTTCAGGATATTTGTTATTACAATTTTCACACTCTTTTAGATTCAATCTATACTCATAAACTCTACCAGCTATAAAACTTCCTATTACTAATATTACACTAGCTAAGATATTCACTTTTAATCATCTCCTCATATTCTTCTCTAGCCTTATCTATAGCAATAAATATATCCTCTCCATTGTCATATAGCTCTTTTGCTCTTTTAATTGTATATTCTGTCCTTGAAACTTCCATTATTCCTCCTCAATATATTCAGCTTTCCAGCCACTTCTTGTTTTAGTTTTCTTTTTAATTGTTTGGTAAACTGCCTGACTCTGTAGTCTTAAAAAACATGCTGCACTATCTATAGAATCAAATATTTTTTCTTCCCCAGTTTTGACATTAATTAACTTTACTTTTGAAGCTTTCTTTCTCTTTTTTCTATCCCTATCAACATTAAACTCTATTAGCATTTTTCCACGTGTTGGAAATACAAGTTCTCCATTTTTGTTTACTCCATAGATACAGCAATATAGTGCTAAATAATTTCTAAGAGTCAAATCATCTTCAAATATTTATCTGCAACAGAACCACTAAAATATCTTTCAACCTTTAACATTTCAGCCCCCTCCTTATTCAACTGGCATTTCAAACACTTTTTCTTTGTTGCATCTAACCCCGTCTTTATTTATAATGTCAAACTTAGTTCCTGCAATAATAGCCTCCTGTATTCTGTTTAATACTTCAATAGCTCTTTCTTCTGATTTATACCTACCTATTTCTCTAACATTTGATTCACCTTCAAACACTGCATATACATATCTACTATCTATTTCAACTCTATTAACTCTCATTAAATCTAATCTATCTTGACTTCTAATTATTATCATTCCTAAT